CTACGCCCTCCCGCCCGGCTACGGCTTTCACCGCCTGTCCGTCCCCGAGCTCAAGGAGCGCACCTCCCTCCTCGACCTCCTCCAGCTCTGGGAACTCCCGCGCAAGGGCCACCGCTACGTGATCGGGGTCGACGTCGCCGACGGGATCGGCAAGGACCGCTCGGTCTGCGACGTCTTCCGCATGGGCACCCTCGAAGAGCCGGAGGAGCAGGTCGCGCAGTTCATCTCCGACCGCACGCCCCCGCGCGACCTCGCCTACATCATCGACGCCCTTGGTCATCTCTACCACTGGCCCGACGGCCGCGAAGCCCTCGCCGCCATCGAGTGCAACAACCACGGCCTCTCGGTCCAGGACACGCTCCAGCTCCACCTCGGCTACCGCCACTTCTTCATCTGGGAAGTCCTCGATCAGGCCGACCCGCAGAAGCGCTGGACGACCAAGATGGGCTGGGTGACGACCCGGGCGACGCGCCCACTCCTGCTCGACCAATTTTATACGGGCGTCACCTCCATCGACCCCCACACCGGCACCTCCGACTGCCGCATCAACTCGTCCTTCACCTTCGACGACATGCGCGACTTCCAGACCGACGGGGCGCTCTGGGAGGCCGAAGCCGCTCGGGGGGCACACGACGACTGCCTGATCGCCGCGGGCGTGGCCCATTTTGTCTGCTGGCGCCTGATGGGGGGAGAAGCCGAACCGCTCACCGACCGCCGTCACCGCCGCCGCGCCGAAGCCGCCCGCCGCACCCGCCTCGGTGACACCGCCCGACTCGACTACCGCAACACGGACATGACCGCCGAGGCGCAGCAGCACCAGGAAATCCTGACCGCTGAGGAGCGCCTCACCATGGAGGATGACGATGCCCAGCTCTACTTCGATCCCAGCGGACGCAGCTCCGCTGACCCCTTCTCCTGAGACGTTGCCTACGGCGTCCCTGCCGACGACGTCTCGGGCCACATCGCGTGCTGTGCCGCAGTCGACACCCCGCCGGGCCACGCCCGTCCAGATCGGCGACATCGTCCTCGTGAAGCTTGGCGACGACATCCGTCGCCCACTTCTCGTCACGCACACCGAGACCGTGACCATCGGCCTGCGCGACACGCCGACCACCGCGCCCACACCGACGCAGCAGGAGTTTCGCGTGTCAGGCGTGCTATGCTGCGAGCCAGAAGACCATGTCCTCCCTGCCCTGCGCGGCGCGTGCGACCGAGCCGGCGATCCTGCCCGGATTACTGGGCGGCCTGACCGCCAGATGCCCTTCGCCTACGCGGCGTGGCTGGCCGAAGGCACCGGGATCGGGCAGTGGATTCCACGCCCGACGCATCTGCCGGCGAGGAGTTGAGTGATGACCGTCCTTCGCCTCCAACTCGACGACCGCACCCTCACGGCGCTCCAGGCACGCGCCGACGCGACACGCCACGACCTCGAACAGGTCGCGTCGCAGGTGCTCGCCTCCGCCGTGGCCCTCCTGCCGCTCGCTGGCCGGGCGGTCGTGCTCTCGGGCGATCCCCTCGAGCAGCTCGAATCTCAGCTCGGCGGGGGGTCCATCCTCAACGCCGCTGACCTCGAGCAGAAGGTCGCCCGCCTCGCGAGCATCTCCTTCGCGCATGTCCGCCTGCCCTTCACGCCGGGGCACTTGGAGGAGATCGCCTCCCGCGCCGAACGCCTGGGCATCACGCCCGAGCAGCTCATCGAGCGGACCGCGCAGAAAATGTACGAGCTGTTCTTCACGCATCTGGGGCAGGGGGTGGGCGTATGATCCCCTACGGGGTGCGCTACGGGTGCTCGAAGTGTCCCGACGCCCCTGCGCCCATCCCGCCGCGCCACCCCGCGAAGCCCCCGAATGGGAGGCCGTAGCCATGCCTTTGGCCGACTACCAATGTGACTGTGGCTTCTGGGTCGCCGACCACTACTTCCCCTCCGCCGTCGGCGCGACCGCCTCGGCCCCGCGCTGCCCCGCCTGCTCCATCCCGCTCCACTGGCTCCCGAACGTGCAGGCGATGGACGCGAAGGAGCCATTCCAGCGATTCGCGGTGACCCGCCAAGTGCAGACCCACGCCGGCATGGTTCAGCAGCAGGAAGTGATCGACTCCACCCACCGCCTGCGGCAGCTCGAAAAGGACAGCGAGCAGCGCTACCGCAATGGCGAAGGCGAGCCCCTCCGCTTCCGCGCCTGGTCGCAGGACCACTCGAACCGGGACGTGGGGAGCTTCGGGACAGAAGGCCAGATCGGCGACCGCGCCTACGACAGCGGGAAGGCCCCGACCAAGAAGGCCAACATCCAGACCCGCCGCCATGGGGGGCAGGCCCCTCGCCGCGCGACGGGTCCAGGCGTGGCGCGGGGTGGGGTGACGGCACTGAAGACGCCGTAGGCACCGATGGCTGTGCGCGCCGCAATCGCCGATGGCAACTTCCTCACCGCAGGGACGTGGGGGCTCGTCGACGCCACCTCCTACCTGAACTCAGAGACGGGCACAGAGACCCTGACCACCGCCTTTTCCGGGACCGTCTCGCAGACCTTCACCCCGGGTGCCATCACTATCGATGGCATCGGGATCAAGGTCAGCAACCGCACCGGCACGACGGGCACCCTCAGTGTGCATCTCGAATTGGCCACCGTCGAAGTCACGGGCACGCTCGTGACCATCAACATGGCCGATCTGCCGGCCATCGTGACGGCGGATGTGAATGGCGGCTGGTCGTTCTTTGAGTTCGCCGCGCCGGTGCTCCTGCTCGCCGCGACGAGCTACAGCGTGGCGGCTCAGACCTCGACCGCGTCCATGTGCAACGTGTACCGGGACGGCACCGCTGACAATATGAGCCGGTTCCTGCGGACGACGACCACCGGGGCCCCGGCTGCGGCCGATGACCTGATCATTGTCGGCGAGTACACCGGCGCTGGCGCGAGCAACACCCGATCCGTGACCATGGATGCCCTGGCGTCCGCGATCACGGATTATGGCGCGGCGTCGAACTCACAGGTCACCCCGTCGCTCGCCATCGGGCAGGGCGGCTCGCTCGTGTTCGGCACGGCCGCCGCCACAAATTATTACCTGCGGCAGTCCGGCATCGTCATCGTCTACATCAACGGGACGTTCAACATGGGCACGGTCGCCACGCCATGCCCGCGTGGCTCGACGCACGAGTTGAACTTCGATGCGGGGGCGGCTGACGGCGACTTTGGCCTGGTGGTGCGGAACGGCGGCACGTTCACGATGCAGGGCCTCTCACGCACGAGTGGCAAGGACGTGTTCACCTGTAAGCTGAACACCGACGAGGCCGTCAACTCGACCTCCCTAGGCGTGGACACGGACACCGGGTGGCTAGACAATGATCAGGTCGCCGTGGCCTCGACCTCGCGGACCGCCACAGAGTCGGAAATTGGTGCGCTGAATGGGAATGCCGGGGCGTCCAGCCTCACCGTCGATGGATTCGGTGGGGCAGGCGGCGGGCTGGCGTTCGCGCACTCAGGCACCACGCCGACGCAGGCGGAGGTCGTGAACCTCACGCGCAGCGTGAAGCTGTCTGGAGGCTCCTCCACGCGGAATGCGTGGATATTGCTGCGGGTAGCGTCCACCGTGGATATCGATTGGGCCGAGTTCTCGTTCCTGGGCACCGGCAGCGCGAACAAACAAGGGATCGACGTCTTTACCACGGCCAGCGGATCGTTCAATCTCCAGTTCTCGGCCTTTCATGACATGGCGGCCTATGCGTGTCAAACCAATGGGACCACGTGGGCGGGCACGTTCTCCAATAATGTGGGGTACAGTGGGAGCGGAGTCTCCCTGATTGGGACGACTGGGACCTGGGCGGCGTCTGGGAATGTGTGGGTGCGCGGCAATGTGGGTGCCGGTGGATTCTTTGCCGTGCAGGCCCTGAATGGTACGTTCACCAATAACACCTCCGCAGGAAACACCGGAACGGGATCGGGGATCAACTTCAGCGGCACCCCCGCCTCCCCTGGCACGTTCACCGGCAACGTGTCGCATTCCCACGCGGGGCCCTGTTTTACGATCGGGGGGATTTTCGGCGTGACCCAAATCCTGCCCACGTATAGTGCGGGTGCCCCGATCGTGTTGGGGCTCACCGGCTGGCGCGGCACGGGTCCAGGGCTCACGTTCTCTGGCTCTGCGGTCAATGTCACCTTCGCGTCACTCACCTTGTTCGGGAATACGACCGACAACATTTTCGTTAACGGCGGGGCGACGGTCGCGGTGCTCTCCTTGTCAAAGGTGCTCTTTACCTCACCCGTGCTGAGTGGCGACACGACGTTCGCCACCACGAATGGCCTGCGCATCAATGGCGCATCCTTCTGTCAAGTCCGTATTGAGGACGGCGACTTCGGGACCGTCACCGGCATCAAGACCGCGCACACGAACGACCTCAATGTGTCGGTGGCCGCGTTCGTCGATCTGACGCTCCTCAACACCAAGTTGGCCAGCGCGACGGAGCTGACGGGACAAGCCACGCTCATGCGCGGGTCGCGGATTGGGGCGCAGAAGCACGACCAGACGGCCGCACTCCACAAGAGCTTTGTCCGCGAAGGGACCATCGCCATCGAAACAGGCACCGTCCATACTGGTTCGCAGGCGTTCTCCATGACACCGAACAGCAGCGCCACGAGCACGACCAAGATGGAGTCCCCCTCCTTCTTTGCCGCCGTCGCGAACGCGGCGACCGTGACGCCCACCGTCTACATCCAGAAGTCTGCGGCCTACGACGGGAATCAGCCGCGTCTCCTCGTCAAGAAGAACGTGGCGGCCGGCATCAGCGCGGATACTGTGTTGGCAACCTATTCGGCTGGCACGGGTTCGTGGAACGCGATCTCTGGGGCCACTGCGGCCGTCAGCGATGATGCCGTCCTCGAGTTCGTCGTCGACTGCGACTTCGGCACCGGGGGCGTCATCTACGTGGATTCGTTCTCTGTGGCGTAGGATAGTCTATGGCTGCCTCGAATCCTGCCGGCCAAATGCAATTCTGGCACGCGGGTGTGCCCTTCGCCGGACTCCAGAAGGGCACCCACGATGCGGGCCAGATGCAGTTCTGGGTGGATGGGGTGCCGTTCGCGTTTCTGTTCCCCGTGGCTGCACTCGCGGATATCGATGGGTTCCCCCCGATGGGCGGCATCCTGCACTATCCCTATGAGGTCGTCACGTCTGGTATGCGCCCAAGTGGGGGGAGCTGACGAATGGCGGGACAGCTAACGCGGCGACAGCCACAGGAAGAGGCCATTTGTGCCTGACTTCTCCCCCAGCGGAATCTACCAGTTGCCTCCGACCACCGCCGACACCCTCCGCCTCGGCGGCGACCCCCGCGTCCTCGGCTGGCTCCAGGAGGCGGTCCAGGACGGCGACGCCGTCAACCGCGCCGACCCCGCCTTCGAGATGGCCGACAAGGGGATGCGCTACATCATCGGCGAGCAGGCCTCCCGCGAGCAGCCGACCCTCGCCTACCTCCCCTACGCCGTCATCAACAAGTCGCGCAAGGCCGTCCAGGCGCACGTCTCCGCCCTGACCGACATCAAGCCGGTCTTCGGCTACAAGGCGACCAACCCGCAATTTGGGTTCCATGCCGACCTTCTCAACCGCCTGACCGTCGCGTGGTGGCTCGAAGCCATGGCCGACATGACGCTCGGCGACTGCATCAAATATGCCCTGGCCGGTGGCACGGGCGACTTGGCCGTCGAGTGGGACCCCGCGGCTGGCTACGGCATGGGCGACCACAAGATCGTCGCGAAGGACTTCCGCGACACGCTCCCGATCCGCCCCTCGACCGACCCCTCGCCCCAACTCTGGCAGGGCGTGATCTTCCGCGAGGCGCACCCCGTGAATGCCCTCCGGCAGAAGTACCCCTCCTTCGACGCCGCCTTCCGCCCCGCGCCCGACTCGCTCCTGACCACCGTCATGAGCCGCTTCCGCCACGTCATGGCCCGGATGCAGACGCCCGCAGGCGACACCTTGTCCGGCTTGGCGGCCGTCCCGCAGACCCGGCCCATTCGTCCGGGCGACGTCGTCCTCTACCGCACCTATCTCCAGGACCTCTCGCGCAATCTGACCGGCAAGCCGATCCCGATGGGCGACCCGAACGCTTCCTGGGCCTACGTCTCGGACCCGGGCGAACTCCTCTACCCCCAGAAGCGCCTGATCGTCTCGACCCCCGACCTGATTCTCTACGACGGCCCCTCGCCCTTCTGGCACGGCATGTACCCCTTCTCGCGCCTGAAGCTCTGGTCCGTCCCCTGGTGCTTCCTCGGCCTCTCGCTCCTCCATGACACGATCCCGATCCAGGATGCGATCAACGACAGCATGAAGGACCTCCGCCTCGGGATCAAGCAGTGGACGAACCCCGATACGGTCTTCGACAAGAACGCCACCTCCCGCTCGCTCCAGCAGGCCTTCGACCCCCAGCGCCCGGGCAAGAAGATCGCCATCAACACCCTCGGCGGGGCGACCCGCGAACCGTACGTCAAGACCCCTGGCCCGAACCCACAGGTCCTCTCGCTCCTCCTCGAGACCTACCGCCAGCTCTGCACCGAGCACGACGAACAGACCGGCGTGGCCAACCTCCAATCGCTCATGCAGCTCCGTCAACTGCCCGGCGCCGACACCATCCAGAAGTACTACGAGGCCCTCACCCCCGAGCTCCGCCAGGAAGGGCGTCAAGTCGAAGCGTTCCTGCGCGACGTCGCCCAGATGCACAAGGCGAACATCTTCCAGTTCCAGACCTCCTCGCGCCGCATCAATATCCTGGGCGACGCTGGGCTGGCCCTCGAAGACTTCGACTTCGACGCCGACTCGCTCGTCCCGGCGATGGCCCCGACCACCCCGACGCCCGACCCCTCGACCGGCCTCCCCATCGAGCAGCCTACCCCCGGGTACGTCCCGCAACTCGACGCTCGCCGCACCCGCACCGAGCGGGCGAAGGCCTTCTCGCGCATGTTCATCTTCACGGTCGCCCCGAACTCCATCCTCGCCATGTCGGCGCAGGAGCGGAAGATGCTGACCCTCCAGCTCTCCCGCATGGGCTACGTGGACTTCTGGACGATGCACGAGGTCCTGGAGACACCCAACGTGGGCACGCCGCCGCCGATGCCGCTCCCGCCCCTCCAACCGCCCGACCCGGCCGCCGTCCAGCAGGACCTGCTAATGCAGGCGCAGGCGATGGTGACGGGCATGCCCTCCGGCTCGCCAGCCAAGTACACGATCGGCCAGTCGGGGGAGATTCTGGAGATGCGGACGCCCCTCACCATTACTGAGCGTCTCCTGGCGCAGCAGGTGATGGGTATAGGGTTAACCTCGAATCCCGCCGGGCGCAAGGCGTCAGGTCAATCCTCCCCGCAGATCGAGGAGAAGACCGACGCGGACGGAGCGCCTAGGACGACGGTCACTGAGTCAGATAAATGACCCCAGGTGAGCCTGTGGACGATGCTGTAGATCGCATACTTACTCACCTGAAACTGCGCGGCGAGCCCGCGCAAGGAGACACCAGACTGGTGTGGAGCAGTCCCCGCAACATACAGCCGCCGAATCTCCCGGACTTGGGCCTCCGTCAAGCGTGCGTGCGGATTTGCCTCCCCGCGCATCTTCGGTTTCGGCAGTGTGGCCTGCCTCCAACGGCCCTTCGCAACGGCATCTCGAATGTTGTCCGATTGCGTCCCCGCCCACAGATGATCCGGACGGACACAGAGGGGGACATCGCATCGGTGCAGGACCAGCGAACTGGGAAGCAGGCTGGCGTCGACGTACAGAAGGTACGAAACACGGTGGGCAGGAACAGCCGCGCCGTTCAGCCAGAACCGTCCGTATTCTTTAGAGGTATGGCCCCGCCACAGCCAACAGCCGTCAGCGGGACGGTCAGGCACAAAGGCGAGAAAACGCGGACGTGGGTCTGGCGCCGGTCGGTACTTGCGTGGGTAGATTCCTGTTGGCATGTCTCTATACTACCACAGGTAACTGCTACGTCATGACCCCCACCCTCTCCCTCTCCCTCCAGACCCTCCTGGCCTCGCTCCCGCCCGCCGACCAGCTCAACTTCCCTCGCCTCCTGGAGGCGATCTCCGCGGTCCGCTACACCGGCCCGGTCGTGATCCACCTCCTGAACGGCGTCCCCAAGCAGGTCGACCTGGGTGCCCCGATCCGGCTCTCCATCTACGAAGGGCTTGACAAGGGCTAGCGACTCGGCGCACCCTACATCTGGTTGTTGGTCTACGGCACCACACAAGGTGCGCGAGGCCCGGTTCCTCTGCCTCGGGGAGCTGGGCCTTTTCTGTTGTACCTGACGGAGCCGCCCACCACCCCCTGATGCCCATGCCGTACGCGTCTGACGCCCAACGCCGCTTCTTCCACTCCTCTGGGGCGAAGAAGGCAGGTATCACCTCGAAGGACGTCTCGAAGTGGGACCGCGAATCGAAGGGGAAGCGCCTCCCCGCCCGCTCGGCGGCGTCGTCTCGGCGGCGGAGGTCCCGCTAATGGCCCATCCGCCCCTCTCCCTCTACGAGCGCCTCCGCGGCAAGCGGCTCCACGACATCGAACTCCCGAATCTCACGGGTGAGCGCGACCGCCGCCTGCCCTCCCGCGAGACCGGCTCCAACATCAAGAAGGGCTGGCAGGCCGTCCGCCCCCTCCTGACCCGCTCCGCGAGGAAGAAGTAGATGGCGGATTCTCCCTTCCCGGCACGCAAGACCTCCGGCGGCGGCGGCATGACGGCGACCTCCGGCTCGATGCTGGATGGCCCTCCGCCGTCCCCGATGATGGCAGGCGCGCCCTCGACCCTCATACCAGGTCAGGGGCCCGGCCCCATGCCGTCCTTCGGCGAGATGGCGGCCCCGCTGACCGCCGGATCACCTGGCCGCGCCGTCTCGCCCGAAATTGCCGTCGGTCTCATGCAGACGGCCGAAACGATCTACGGGGTCCTCGACTCGATGGCCTCCATCGCGCCCGACCTCGCCAACGACTTTGCCCTCCAGAAGGACCTCCTCCAACGCACGATGGGGAAGCTCCTCCTCCAGGGGGGCCAGCCCTCCTCGCCGACCTCCCTGGGCCTGAACTTCCCGGGCGGCGGCTTCTCGAGTGGGGCCGTATGAGCGTGACGCCCAGAGAGGCCCCCGATCCCCGGAGGCTGGAGGCTGGCCGTCTAGTGGAGACCTCCTATGGCAGGACGTGGTAGTGACGCCGCGCAGACCTTTCTCGCTGGAGTGCTCGCGAAACTCTCCCCAGAGGATCGCGTGCAAGGCGAGACGGCCTGGCGGACCTTGCAGGCCCTCGGTGGCGGGACGGTCGCGTCCGCCATCGGCGATGGCACCCTCGCGCAGGCCGAGTTTTCTCGGCTCTCGGATGACCTGCGGACCCAGCAGGAGACGCTGGTCCGCTCCCGGGCTGAGGTCGAGGCCGAACAACAGCGCCTCAACGGGATTCACGACGCCCAGCTCCAGTGGTTCGAGGCCAATAGCGCCGCTCTCGAGGAGTATCAGCGCATGAGGGCCTCTGGCACGCCGACGCCCACGCCCACGCCGACCCCCTCGCCGACCCCGGC